AACTAATGACTGTATTATTTAGATTGGATAATAGCAAAAAAGAAAATACACTTTTTAATAATACTATTAAAAATTTACAATTAAATAACTCTTTGATAGATGAAACAAAAGTTGTTTTTTTAAACAATGAGAAATTGTCAAAACCAATTTTAAGGAATAAGTGGTTACAAAATACATCTATAATATTAGATAGTTTTAGACAATCTAAAAATTATTCATTATTTTATAATAGAGCAGAAATAGTTATCCTTTATGATACTATACAACCAACGTGGAATAATCAACATATCGATATACTATGACAACTTGTAAACTTATTATAGAAGACGAGGTTAATATAAAATTAGAAGGACTTCCTGTTGAAATACGCAGGAAACTTTCTAATGCACTTAAATTTGAAGTGCCATATGCCCGTTACATGCCGCAATATAAACTTGGCAGATGGGACGGCAAGGTAGCATTCTTTGGTATAGGTGGTACAGGATATGTCAATCATCTTGACACAATCGTAGAGATACTGCAAAACAATAGCGTAGAAATTGCTGACATAGAAGATCGTAGGCATCCTGTAACACTAGACTTACAACCTATAACAGAAGACTATTGGAAACAGCAAGGAGTGAAATGGCCTGCAGGACATCCTGCAGCAGGAGAAGATGTTGTATTAAGAGATTATCAAGTAGAAGCTATAAATAACTTTTTAGAAAATCCGCAGTCTCTACAGGAGATTGCAACAGGCGCTGGTAAAACTATTACCACTGCAACACTCTCACACATAGCGGAAAAATATGGACGAACACTTGTCGTTGTACCAAACAAATCTCTTGTGCAACAAACTGAAGAAGATTACCGAAATTGCGGGCTGGACTGCGGCGTATACTTTGGCGATAGGAAAGACCTATCCAAAACGCATACCATATGCACTTGGCAAAGTCTCAACATACTAGATAAGAAAAGCAAGGATGGTACAGCAGTACTAACACTTGCAGAGTTCTTAGACGGTGTAAGCACAATAATAATTGACGAAGTGCATCAGGCAAAGGCCGAGGTCTTGAAGAACTTGCTTACACGTAACCTACGTAATGCTCCGATACGCTGGGGACTAACAGGTACAGTACCCAAAGAACGTTTTGAATTCGAAGCACTGCATGCGAGCATAGGACCTGTTATTGGGCAAATTACTGCGAAAGAATTACAGGACAAGGGTGTACTGTCTAACTGTCATGTAAACATTGTACAGCTTATTGATACAGTTGCACATAGAGACTATCAAAGCGAATTAAAATATCTTGTAACCGAAGAAAATCGTGTAAACTACATTGCTAAAATGTTAAATAAGATTAGGGAATCCGGTAACACACTTATATTAATTGATCGTATTTCAGCAGGAGAATTGTTGCATGAACGTATAGAGAACTCAATTTTTATTAAAGGTGATGTAAAATTAAAGGACAGAAAATCAGCCTATGACGAAATTCAAGATGCAGACAATATGGTTATCGTTGCAACTTACGGGGTTGCTGCTGTGGGGATCAATATTCCTCGTATTTTTAATCTTGTTTTAATTGAGCCTGGCAAAAGTTTTGTTCGGGTAATACAGTCTATAGGCCGCGGTGTCCGTAAAGCTAAGGACAAAGATTTTGTACAAATCTGGGATTTTACAAGTACTTGCAAATTTGCAAAAAGACATTTAACAGAGCGTAAGAAATTTTATCGAGATGCTCAATATCCATTTACAATAGAAAAGGTTGACTGGCAATGAGAATACTTACACTTGAAAATACAACATTTGATTTAAATAATTTACCAGACGAAATTGAAGAAGATTTTAGATTTAGTGTAATGGATAATACTAATCCAAATGATCCTGATTTCTTTTTTATACCTTTGGTTTTTTTAGAGGCGTTTAGTTCGCCTGCAGTTTTACTTGAAATCGGTGGTCATGAATTAATGATGCCAATTGATTGGTATATTGCTGTAGGAGACAGCAGAACAGGTAAAGATTTAGAAGTACTTCCGTTAACAAGTTTAAATGATAGAGGATTCGAAGCTTTTTTATTTAATCCTAGAAAAAGTTATAAAGCAGACTATGGACAAATTAAAGTAACTAATTTTTTCAATGAAGTAAAATGGTTTTTTCCTAAAGTAAAAACTGGACAATTAATCTCAATACCGTTGACAAATGAAGAAAATCCATTATGCGCTTTTTTTACAAAAGAAATTAATAGGCAAATGGAAATAATTGATTTTTGTAAACTTATATAATATAATATACTATGTCTAATAAATTGCCTGTCAAAGATATTCTTGCTGCAATTGATATGGGCGCAAGATCTGTTTGGAAAGAGTTAGATGCTGATCAAAGAAAAAGTATCTCTTTTTGGCTAATGAATAGATATGCTTCAAGTGTTGCTGGGAAAAGAGAAAAACAAGAGCTTGCTGTTTTAAAAACAAATGAATACTATAACAAAAATTATATGGTTGTTAGTTCGCATCAAGAACTACAATGGCAATTATTATGCTTATGCGGAAATACAGGTAAGATAGAATTCCATAAATGGCAAGGACTTAAATCAAACGTTACAAATGTAACTGGAAAGTTTGAAAAAATTCTTACAAAAATTTACCCTGAACGAAAAGCAGATGAAATCGAGCTGCTAGCTAAAATGTCAACTGAAAAAGAAATTAAACAGTTAATAGAGGATCATGCAGTTGATATCAAAATCTAAGTATACATGCGAATATTGTAACACATCATACACACGAGAGAAAACTCTTTTTGCACATTTATGTGAAAAGAAAAGAAGAGCACTGCAGAAAGATGAGAAACGTGTACAGTTAGGTTTCTATGCATTTAATCAATTTTACAAACGTAGTATGGGCTCTAAGAAAGACAAGACATATGAAGAGTTTTGCAAGAGTCCTTACTACAACAGCTTTGTAAAATTTGGTAGCTTCCTTAATAATGTTAAACCACTATATCCAGAAAAGTATGTTGACTATGTTGTTACAAGTGGTGTAAAGTTAGAACAATGGTGTAAAGAAGAATTATATGAACGTTACGCAATAGAACTTATTAAAAAAGAAGATGTAACTACAGCACTAGAGCGAAGTGTACTTACAATGACAAAGTGGGCCGAAGAAAATCCGCCAGCAGTATGGAATCATTATTTTAATTTAGTTAGTACAAACAGAGCTGTATATCATATTAAAGATGGAAAAATTTCTCCTTGGATTGTTTTAAATAGCACCAGCGGTAAACAAATGCTTGATAAATTTAATGAAGAGCAATTAAAAATGATATATCATATTGTTGATCCTGAACACTGGGCATTGAAATTTAAAAGACAAACAAAAGATTTAGAATTAGCAAAACAAATTATTAAAGAAAGTAAACTATGAAACTTGTATATTATCCAGACGAATTCCTTACAAAAAAAGTTGCAGATGTAGACATTGATAACGTAGATTTTGATCCAGTTGAATTAAAAAATGAAATGGTAGAATTTATGTTAACTAATAATGGCATCGGGTTGTCTGCAAATCAAGTTGGAATAGATGCACAATTATTTGTAATGGGAGATACCAAAGACAATAGCTCACTACTTATTAACCCAACTGTTCTACAACACACAGAAGAATCTGTTATAGACATAGAAGGATGTTTAAGTTTTCCAAATGTTTTTGTACAAGTTAAACGACCAAAAGAAATTTTAGTTGAATATTATGATGAAAATTTAGAATTAAAGAGAAATCATTTAAAAGATTATAGTGTTAAGGTCTTTTTACATGAATGGGATCATTTGCAAGGCATTACTTTTAATGATAGAGTTTCTCCGCTGAAATGGAAAATGGCAAAGAAAAAAGCTTATAAAATTAATAAAAATTTACATGGTAACGGTTTTTGTGAATGCTGCGAGTAAATTATGCCTGATATTGATATTGATTTTGCAAATAGAAATGATGCATTAGAATTAATAGATTATACTAATGCTAGTTTAGATGGTACAAAAAAACATAATACAGGAATATATATAACAAAAATTCCTTTCAACCCAATTACAAATCAATCAACAATACCCTACAAAGAAGCAGAGGAAAGAGGTTACTTTAAGTTAGATTTCCTTAATGTTTCAATTTATAAAGATGTAAAAGACGAAGAACATTTAATTCATTTGATAGAAAAAGAGCCATTATGGGAATTGTTAGAACACAAAGAATTTGTTGATTTACTTTTCCATTTATCAGGACATTCAGAAATTTGTATAAAACTTAAACCTAAAAACATAGAACAACTGGCTGCTTTACTTGCTATAATTAGACCTGCAAAGAGATATCTAATAAATGAAGATTGGAATACTATACTATCAGAAGTATGGACTAAACCAGAGGACAATAAATATTATTTTAAAAAAGCTCATGCAATATCGTATGCTGTTGCAATTATTGTACACATGAATTTATTATGCGAAAAATTATTGAATGAATGATACATATTGTATAAGTTATGAAAATAATAATAAAATTTTAGTAAGTGTAGCTAACAAATGCGGATCTAGCACCTGCATTACAATAATGGGATACCCTTTTCTAGGCCAATTTAGATATAGAAAAGATACAAAGCAACTTCATAGAAACAACTGGCAGGTTACATCTATTAGCAAAATGCAATCAGAAGTAATAAAATCTTACCCTGTGCGAGTTGCAATTATAAGAGATCCAATAGAAAGGTTTGTTAGTTGTTATAAAGATAGAGTTTGTCAAAGGAATAAAGATAATACTCGAAGTAAAATTCCTAATTTTTCGTATTTTTTAAACAATATAAATGTAATTAGACAAGAAAGCAGAGACATTAAAAATCATACAGAATCATTAGTATTTTCTTATGGAAGTGATGCAAATCTGTATACCCATATAATTAATACGAAAAATATTAATACAGAGTTTATACCTTTAATAGAAAAAATATCTGGAAGTGCTGATATTCCTGTTGCTTTTTGGAAAAATTCTTTTGCGATAAAAGATGTACAAGTGACAGAAGAAGAAAAGACAATATTAAAGAATATGTATGCATTGGATTATAAAACGTTTAAAGATTTTTTATAATTACTTTTTTGCTTTCCTAATCATTTGTATACTTTTCCTTTTTACCCTTTTTGCATGCAAATTTGTTAAATTTACAGTTGGTCCTAAAATAACATTAACATCCTTTGTATTTAAATTCCGTAGCGTATATTTTAATGGATTAATATCTTCCTTTAAAAAAATTGTAATCGGAATCATACGATTACTTTCCATCCACCATATTTCACCAAGATCTACTAACAATTTTTTATCTTGAATATTTCTAAGTAATGAATAATCTAATAAAGTAGTAATATTTTGATCTTGATTTACTACAATACCTACAAATTCTTTACCACCATATTGGATAATAGTTATGAATGGATACTTTTCTTCTATATCTTTACGTAGCATTAATAATAGTATTCTTTCTAATAAATATAATATGCAACTTATACCAAGATATTTAGTAAATAATACAATTATAATTGTAACAAATGAAACAGGATTTGACACGGAGTACATGCCAGTGTATAGTAGACAGATAAAAGCCTACCGGGGTATTGACAATAAAATACAATTTAAAATAGTTAATGCAGATCAAAAACCAATGGATATAACCGATTATATGCCTACATTTGTAGCGTTTGACGAAACAAAAAGACAAGTTATAAGAAGAGTAGGCACTGTACAAGATGGAGCTAAAGGTAAATTTGAGATTAATATTACAGAAAATGATTTATTAAATATTCAAAAACAGTATCTACGTTACAATATCTATCTTACAGATTTAGAAGGTGATAATCATTTAACCTTTGCAGATAGTAATTTTGATAACAATGCCACTCTGTTTGTTGACGATTATGCATTTCCAGGACCAGCACAACCGCACACTGTATCTACTTTTGTACAAAACAATACAGAATGGATTAGTGAGGCCATATCAGCAGAACCTGCTCTCAACGGTAATGAAGCCTTACATACAGCAGCAATATATACAAACAATTATGTAGGTGATGCAACACTAGAAGCTACACTTGATGTAAACATTAATGAAGATACCAGTTGGGCACCGATAAACACGATAACATTTGATGGTACAGAAACAATGCCTGCTTATTTTAATTTTAGAGGCGTATACAACTACTTACGATTTAAGACAACTGCATCACCAAATGATACCGTAACAAAAATTTTAGTAAGGAATTAGGAATAGGTATGGCAACAAGTGAAACTATTATAGCAACCCAGACGCACCCGGGAGACAGTTCAGAACAAACTATTACAAGTGAAAAATT